AGCTGGTGGGACTGACGCTATAGCCATAGCCGCTGGAATCAGAGCAGTAGCACAGGCCACGTTCACCTGTGCCGTCAACGCGACTGACTTGATTTTCTACACGGGCCACAGCGAAGCCGCAACTGAGAAGTTCCGCTTCACCAGCCAGGGCGAGATAGGTATCGGCGGTGCCAACTACGGTAGTGACGGCCAGGTGCTGACCTCTACTGGTGGAGGGACGGCGGTTGCTTGGGAGTGTGCTTCTGGTGGCGGCCCAACTGAGGCTAGTAAAGCCAACATGGAGTGTGAAGCAACAGGAACGCTTTATGCCCCACCCGACCTGGTTAAGAACTCGCCTGGGGTGGCGAAGGGCTGGGTTAGAATCGACGGCTACGGAGTAATTGTAGGCTCCGCGTGCTACCCAGACAGTTATAATATCACCAGCATTACTGACACAGGCACTGGCGACCGAGTTATCGTTTGGGATGTGGACTTTTCCAACACTAATTACTCCACAGTGGGCGGGTTTTTTGGTGGGACAAACTCAAATATTCACTTGGAATGGGATTGTGCCGCTACTGGGTCGATAGTTCACCGCATCAGAGACCATGCTGGTGATGCCCTCATAGACATGCCTACCTCGACTGCGGCCTTTGGAGACCAGTAATGGCTAAGAGATATTTGACAATAGCCGCCGATGGCAGGCTATCTATTACAGAGATTACTGGCGACGACCCTGACGGTAATAGACTGGACAAGGCCCTGTTTGAGTTAAGCCGCACCACGGACATGACCACTCATTTCGACCCCGCCGTTCACACTCGTGATGCTATCGCTGCTGGTATATCAGGCCACCGCGCTCTGGCGTTGACTGCTGAGTGCGAGGACACTGACTTGCCTACTGACCGCTATTTTAGAGACGCCTGGGAGTGGAGTGACTGATGCCAGTAAATGTAAACATGACCAAAGCCAGAGCCATCCACCTGGCAGAGATTCGCAGGGTGCGTAATGAGGAGTTGGCGAAAGAGGATATCAATCTGATGGTAGCCAACGAGTCTGGAACCAGTTCAGAGCAAGATGCAGTCAAGGCCAAGAAACAGGTGTTGCGCGATTTGCCTGCGACCTTCAGCCTGGATAGTTACGCAGACCCAGCCGCCCTTAAAGCGGCTTGGCCGCCAGAATTGCCGGATAGAGAATAGGAGGAGTATGGCTAATACAGGCGAAGAATTTGCACTAGAAGTTGAGAACAAACATCTCAGAGAGGCCATCAAGGAACTGGGCCGTAATCTTGGCGAGGTGTCCAGTAAGCAAGCATTTGCCGAAAACATCGTCCGTGGTTTGAAGAACCCAGACATGATGGTGTACGGGGGCGAAGTCACGATGGAGAGAGTACAGGTGATGGAGACTGGCGAGATTCGGTTACAGCCACCAAAGCCTGCTCCCATCACTGAGACTTGCGTACAGGCACCGGAAAAGAACGGCAAGAAAGACTCCAAGGAACTGGTCAATGCAAGCTAGCCAGCAAGTCTACGAGGACGCGCAGTACCAGTCTTCTGATCCCATTGGATACCAGCCGCCTATTCCCGCTGGCATCCATGACATCGAGTTGTCGTGGGATCGGAAGCGTGGGTATATGCGCGTCATCATCGAGGGTCAGAAGTACTGGTTCAAAGAGTACCTGGGCAAGGCACAGGTTCTCTCCTGCGACAACAAGCGGGGCAGACTTAACCTACGCGCTATAGCCCAGATTAACGGCGAGACTCTGACCATGTGGCGCGACCCTAACGCTCCACCTCATGAGGAGGTGGAAGGGATCAGGCGCGAGAAGACTCACAACCGCCTCTGCTACCGTAGGCCGTCCCAAGAGTGGCGGCTGCGTGACGAGCGCATGGACTGGAACCACCCTGATGCGCTGGTACTTACCAAGAGTTACGTTGGCGACCTGAACGCAGAGTGGCACGCGAATGACAGCATCGCCCACATCTACCACAACGGCTACGCCATCATCGACAAGGATGATGTAGCCCACCTATATGAGTAATGGCAGAAGAAGAGGAGGAGCAGAAACCAGAACGACGGGACGAGAACCGGGTACAGATGACGAGTCAAGATATCGTCCGTCTGATCATAGCGGCGCCCGTGATTTTTACCTGGTTGTTCCTCGGATCCCGCATCATAATTTCTGCGACAAACAGCGAGGCAGTTCTAAATAATATCGAGCCTTTATTAACAGTTTTAAGCATCCTAACCATCCCATGTGTGGGAATCTTGCAGTCTTTGTTCTCCAACGGAGGGGATAAGAAATGAGTCTCTTTGAGAAACTAGCCCATCTGGTAGGGCATCGGAAGGTGCCGGTCCCTGCTATGCCAGGGATCAGTGTGCCTAGAATCTCATTCGGCAGCCGTGCCACGCTGAAGATAATCGTCTTCACAGTCCTGGTGTCGTTAGCGGCGGTGGGTACGGGGATGTATTTCACCATCCGCGATGTCGTTCACGGGTCATGGAACTGGCCTGATAGCGGGGCGGCCTACTACGCCAGCGAGGACGGGCTGGGAACGATGGGCCAGCAGTTGCCGCTTAATGAAGACGGCACGGAATCACAGACCCTAGAGATACGCATGGCTGACGGCTCTAGGATGGAGTCACTGACCGCCGTACTTGAGATGGGAAAAGCATCGGTGGACTGCATGGCCGTTGAGCGTGCCGCAGGGACAGGCTATCTCTGGGTGGACACGTTCACGATGAACGAGCTAGTGGCACCCACCCTGACTATGAACGCCAGCTTCATACACAAGTTGACACTGAGCGGAAATGTAGATGGACACCACGTTGGCCCGACCCAGAACAGCGCGGGTGCGCCCGACATCACAGTGGAATCAACGCGCGGCGCAGGTATCTATAATGCTTCAGGCACGGTAGACAGACTGCTCATTAGCCTGGCAGGAGACGCCTACATAAAAGATGTGTCAATCACAGGTCACTGTTCCACGGGGCCGATAGACTTGGACTTCATCAAGGCTGGCAATTTCAATCTCACTAATGTCGAGATTGGTGACGACGGAAATATCAATACCGTAGCCGTGGACATCGGCAGCGACACTATCATACATACTCTCGCAGATACGTTTGTCGATAAGAGCATCATAGTTAAGTGATCAGACGCAGGCCAAATAGACTGTTGCAGTGGTTCAAGTGTCAGATGGGCTGGCACCAGCTTGTGCTATGCGGCTGCGCTACCACGCTGATGTGTATCTGGTGCCTGGCAAGTGAACGCAATGCGGGAGATTAGAGAGCTAACCGAGCAGTTCCATAAGTTTCTGAATAACGATTTCAGGCATCTGGTGGTGGAGGTTGCCTACGTGAAGGGTCAGCTCAAGATCGTTCTTATGCTGATGGGTATAATCACCGTTGCGGTGGTAGGGTTGGCTGTCCAAGAGGTATTGAAATGATAGGCAAGATACGACCCCAGATATTCACAGCGATAGCCCTGCTTGGAGCCATCACTGGCTACGCTATTTATTCTGACATGGTGGAAATAGCAACCGGGACCGTAGGTGGGATGGTGGCGCTCGCGATGAAAATAATGGAAGGAGACTAGGGTTATTCAGGGACGTCCTTGAGCATCATGTCAACTAGCACCTCCTGGCGGATGACCAGGAGGTGCAGTAGACCTACGGCGATGGCATCGATAGCGTCTTCTGGGTAGTAGCGGTACTCAGTGCCCAGGTGCCCTATCACGCCGGCCATGAGTTTCTCTTTGGCGCTCCCATCTTTAGCCCACTCCCCGCATCTTGGAGACACTGTGGCTTTGATGGTCTGGTTGTTGTAAGTGCGGACAACAAGGCCAGGGCTAACCCCTCGTTTTTTCCCTAGCCCTCGTGACCAGGTGTTGATCTCGGAGAACACTGCCTCCAGGGAGATCGCTGGTTTGCGATGCCTGGGTATCGGTCTTTCGATCGCGACTGACCCCAATATCGGATCGCAGAGCTCATAGATCTTCTGGAGCTCAGACCTTACCAGTGTTGCTCTTTCGGCCAGGCTTCCGTTTGGTACCTCTATCACTCCGACCGCTGCTGGGTGGACTTCCTCCATTGTCTTCCACCACGCCCACCCGGTTTGGTGTGATCCTGGGTCTATCGCTAGGACCCCCCGCTGCAGCACTTCCGGGTTGGTCTTTTTTCGAGACAGTCGATCGAGGGATATGTCTCCTCGTGATTTGACGGAAGGCTTTTTCGTGCTGACATTCATGGTCTCTCCCCTTTTCCCAGGTGTCGAATGCTTGCCTGCAGGCAAGGCATTTGCAGACTACCTTTACTCCGTTCTCTTCCAAGTAGTGCGAGCTGAGCATCCCGTAACGCTCTGTTGCTTCTAGTTCAACATTGGGATACCTGTCTGCCAGGATCCGCCAGCGTCGATGGAGTCCTCGCCCTCGTGGTTTAGTATTTGGTGCGTGAGTCCTCGATGGGGTAGTCGCAGTGGATGTTGTCGAGCCAACCACAGATTCTACAACTATCGTAGGCTCCGTAATGGTCGGATTCTCGATGGACTGCGTTTTCTTGAAAACATTTAGGACACGAGTGAACCAGTTCATAGTTTCTTGAACCTCCGTTTTTTTTGTGTGGGAACGCATTGTTCGCATCTGACAACGGTATCTGGACATTCTTTTCCGTCCCCGTAGATACATCCGGTGTATCTGAGGACGTTCCGGAGAAGCTGGTCTCTTGAGTACCATTCGTCGAACAGTCTGCCGAATTCCTCACTGCCACCTCCATCCATGAATGCGTTGTGGTCTTCGTCGAGTTCTGATTGACCAAACTGTAGCAACAGCAGCTGCTCCAGGACTTGGCCGTGTTTCTGTAAGTCTTGCTTCAGGCTTGCATTCAGTGCGGTCGAGGGTGTTACCCATATCTCTCCATCTTCTTCCAGGCCGATGATGACCCCGCTGTCATCGAGCTCCGTTATCAGCTGGGCTGCAGGGTGCACCACTACAAGTCTCTCCAGCGTACACGGCCCCGGTCCTCACGCGGTGTTGAATGCACCAGGTACCTCATGGGGTCTGACCTGGTACCGGCGCCAAGGCGTTCTAGGTATCCTTCGGTCATCAGCTGTCGGATGGCACGTCCAACCACTGCAGTCTTCCCTTCTACACCGTCTACGATCTGTTGCCGGGTCATCCCGTCAGTGACGTGGCCCATGATAGCTTCTCTCACGTCCCGGAACTCTACCTCGTCAAGAGAACCAACTGCCATCAGCAGACCGGTATCAAAGTCCAGCTCCAGGACTGTCTCTTCCATATCCTCGCCGTAACGCTGGCGGCTTTCCAGAGTGCGTCGGCCGTCCCGGTTCCTCATCGCTAGCATGGTATCGACAGAACCAAAGATAGCGGTACTGCCCAGGACACTGTCTCCCATGTCCCGGTCTGCTTTGCCGGCGTGGTGGAGCATCATGATGTGGGCGCCACTAAGTCTTGCCATGGTGGCTATAGCCTCGGTCACTCTAGACATCTCGGCGTAATCGTTGGCATCAGCGACCGGCACCCACCGTATCATGGTGTCGATGACCACAAGACTTGGTCTGTGCTGTGCCACAGCTTTCTCCAGGGCGTAGATCGGTTCCTCGACCGTGGGCCCGGTGTAGACCCATATCCTGTCTTCCAGCTGGACGCCAGAGCGGACCAGGGCGTCCTTGAGCTCACTACGTTTCCCTTCTGCGCTGAATTGGAGGAAGAGGACTGTACCCGGTTCCACTGTGCGACCCAGTAAGGTACCTCCGGTGGCGACAGTGGTTGCGATAGACCGGGCCAGGGTACTCTTGCCAACCTTTGGTCGACTAACAAGGATGGAGATCGAGCTGGTTGCCAGTGTCTTGTCCCAGAGCCAGGACTGGGTTTCGGCTGGCTCCTGCAAGAGCTCTGTCCAGGGAGTGAACGAAAATGACCCACCCGGCGCCGGTGAGGGGGCGTCGGATGGGTCGTCCGGCACGGGAATCGAGGAGGGAGAATCCCCGAATCCTCGTGCGCGGAGTGCTGCGGCTGCTCGGGAATGGTCGCCATCATGCTCCAGTACCGCATGGGCCCCAAACTTGCTGTATGCAGTGTTCGGGTCGAACTCTGTACTGGAAGTGAAGACATAGAACAGATCCGTACCCGCATAGTTGGTCGTTCCACTGATACCCACTGTCTTCCCGGGCCGTTGCCAGTAGGTAACGCCGTCCCGGGTGTATATTTTTTGCCATCCTGCCGGCAACAGGACATCAGACCAGGTGGATTCTGTGTTGTAATGGTCACCAGGTCGACTTTGGTCTTCCGACCCCCGCAAATCGGCTCTCCGTGCGTTTTTATCGAGCGATTTAGCGAGGTCCAGTAGTAATTGGCGTTCCTCAGGCGTGATGGCCGGGATTGTTGCGATGCTTCCTTGCAACAGGGTATACGGCTGACCGGACGGGTGGACTGTGCCGCTGGTGGGCGCAATGATGACGTACCCACCTTCTCCCCGGATTTCGATGAGGGTTTCGTCTTGTTCGTTGTTGGCAAGTTTGAGATTGTGAGATATCTCACTACACCGCCACAACCAATGCATCCCTTTGGGAGTACTTTCCAGGTAACCGGCTTCGATGCGGTCGACAAGTCCACTAAGACCAGCCAGTTGGGCCTGGTCGATGAACTCTTCGTATGCGTCTTTGCGATCAAAGTCTATGCATTCTAGATTTCCAGATACTTGTCCACAAACTACACCGATGCCAGTGATGCTGGCATCGGTGTACCACTGTGTTATCTCATCTAGTGTCGGCCATTGCTCCTGGTATGTCTGCCATCTCCCTAAGGGTGCCTTGGTGCCATCGTTGCGTGGTGGGACTATCGATATCCCGTTATCTAATGCTTGCTCAGCTATCGTGAGTAGCGAATATTCCGTCATGCCAGGCATTGAAAAGGTGCAAAGAAGCTTGGAATGTCTTGAAGGCTTCTTTCCAGTCCTCTACGATGTGCTCCTTGTATCCTAGTTCGTTCTTGAACAGGTGGACTACACGGCATTCGTCCACTTTGGTTCCAGTGAGCTCTTCGATGGCGCTGGCATAAGCTGCGACCTGGGCGCCGTGCTCTGGGTAGATCCCGGCGCCGGTCTTCCAGTCGAACAGCACAACCTTGTCGCCTTCGACCCCCACAAGGTCTGGAGAGCCAGCATAATGATGCTCGACTGACCAGACCGTTTGCTCCGTCCAGAGAGGCAGGATGTCTGCCTCCTCTCTCCATGCCTGGTAGGAATGGACAGCTTGCTGGAGCTGCGCCATGGCTTTCTCGTCAAACTCATCAGCATACTTGAACGTGTACAGTTCCCCCTGGAGCTCAGCAGCGATGCTGCCGTGAGCGTCCTCCCCTATCTTCCTGGCTATGTCCATTATCACAGGCCCTGCAGCCTTGGACTCCCTTTTCAGTGTGTCCAACCGGGCCCTCCAGGAGGTCTTAGGACGCTTGACCTCTGACTCTGGACACTGGGGCCATGGCTCTGCCATGGCTATACCGTAGGCGTGCTCCCAGGCTTTGTTCATCTTCCAGTCTCTAAGCCCCGGCTTGCCAATCATGTCCAGGACCGTGGTCACTGATGGCATCGCCGGCAAATCACCTATCTGGTAGTAACGCTCGAACATCTGGGTCTTTTCAGACCAAACGTCATCTTTGCGATTAGTCACTTCCAGACCAGCAAACTCTGGTAAAAGACTTAGGGTTTTCATCCTGCTACTCCTCTTGCACTGCTTCTGGGCCACCCTCGATGAATTGGAGGATACCTGTGGCTACCTCGTACATCTCTCCGCGTTCTATCTTGTCGGCGCAACACAGATCCTTGGCGTAAGAAATAGCCATCGACCGGTCTTTCTTCGTGTCTGACGTTGCACTGCCACCCCCACTGTTACGGTTGGGCTGGAAGTTATTGTTGGCTGGCTGCTCGCCGTTACTTGAGCTGCCCCCGTTCTCTGCGGCGCCCACAAAGGTCATAGTGATAGGGTTCCAGTAGTAGTCGTAGTCCCGGTCTGAACCCTGCTTGTTGCGGAACGAATTACCCTTGTTGAACTCGACCCGGTACTGCCCTAGCTGGAATGCAGATTCCCCGTTCACTCTAGGCCATTCAAAATACTCTATCGGGTAATCACTCCAGGGCACTACCGCCTTTAGCTTCCAGCAATCGTTCCCCTTGCGGTCTGAAGCCCCTGCGAACTCTGTGACGTTTATCACTTCTGTCTTGTCTGCCATTACTTATCTGCCTCCTCTAGTTGCTTTAGCACCGGTATGATGCCGCTCAATTTCTCTATGTTTTCCGCTATATGCTTGGAACGATCCATCAACAGGACCAGGTCTCTGTTGTGGACGGTAATCTGGATGTCCACTGTGCTCTTTTCGTCCTGGAGAGCCTCAATCTCCTGATGAACACGCTCACGAGTCTGTGCCAGCGTCATGCGTACCTCCTGTGGTTAGCGTCACTGTCTCAGGGTGGTCTCTCAAATCAGCTATCAATCGTTTGACTGCTATCCGAATTAAGAACGCCCTGGTCAACCCCTCACTCTCCGCGACTTCCCCCAGCGCGTGGTCGATGTCCGCGTCCAATGTAACGTGAATCTGTTGCTTGGGTGCCTTATGTGTTTTTTGCATTGTTCAAGTTTACAGCTACTGTTATGGTCAAAGTCAATACCAAAGTGTACATCCTGGAACCAGGTTGTAGACAAAAAAGGGGCCCGGCTTATGCCGGGCCCTGGCCTGTTTGTCGGAGGATTTCCGTAACCACTTCATCTGGTTTGCGCTTCTGTTCGTAGGCTTGCAGGAAGAACTCCTGAATGCGCTTGGATGCTTCCGGGTTCTCCAGGTACCATCCATGCCCTAACCGCGTCATATCGATGTTGTGGTCTTTGTTGAGGGTGAGCACTACTGTACCCAGCCACTCAAAGAATGCGCGTTCTAATATCATTCTTTCCTCCATGGTGGTTTCTTGAATATCATCCTGGTAGCCATAGCAGCTCTGAACTCGTCGACGTCCATGGGATCGACCTGAAGCGCATTAGCGACAGCGCTTATGGTCTCTGTTGCCGGCCTGTAATACTGTTTCTCTATGTTGAGAATAGTGTGGTTCGTGACGCCTGCGAGCTCTGCGAGTGCTATCTGCGATAGCCGGTGTTTAATCCTCAGGTCCCTTAGTTTCATCGTGCCTCCTTGAATCGTTCCGGTTGATGTTCGTCGCAAACGAATGCTATCTCCAGGCCCGGGTCGTACTGGTGGTGGTCGCCAGACCAACCACCAGGAGACTCGAACGCTGGCAGGAATATGAGGGCTGCTACGTTTGAGCAGTCTGGAATCTCGCACTCCAGTTTGTCTTTGTTGTTTGTCTTCTCCCAGTCACCCATTTTAGTTATCTCCCAGGAGACGCTCGGCCTCTTCGATTGCTGTGCTTAACCGCTCTGGGTTGAAGTCGCTCAGCTGCTCCAGGATGTTGTCCCACTCGTTGGCTGCGTTATCGAGCTCCGTTCGGGCTCGGGTAATGTCTTCCTCCATTGTCTGTAAGTCTGATTCCTTGTCGCTTGCTGTCTCCTTGAGATGTGCTAGCGACGTGACCAGCTCCTGGACTATGCCGGGTATCTCGTGTGCTTCCATGGCTTGTGCCTCCTACCTTTGTGTTAATATGCACGCACGGGTTAACCTCCCGTGTGTGTGCGATGCGTCCCCGGGTTTCCTAGATTTCCCGGGGACGTTTCGCGTCTAGGCTAGCTCTTCGTAGCCCTGAATACGGCTACGTCCATCCAGTCGTGCCAGTGAACCTCGGGCCCCTCTGGACACTTGTCGTCTTTACAGACCTTGGATGATTGCTTGTCGGACGGCAGTGGGAAGTCTGTCCCGTAGACGACCTGGAGACTCACCTGGCCCTCCCAGGGGTGCTCTGGCACCACCTGGTCGAGCCTTCCGTCTTTGATGTAGATCCGTAGACTGATGTAGTCCAGGCTGTCCCGGTCAGGAATGGGGCTGATGTTAACTCCCATCTCCAATCACCTCCAGCAAACTGTCGACTTCCATCTCTACTTCCATCTTCGCCCGTTCTACCTCTTCGGGCTCCAACTGGGTAGCTATGAATTTCGCCATAGCGACGCAAGCCTGTGATGCCTCTTCGTGAGGTGCTGTTACTGCTAGCCTGAGTGCTAGCTTGAGTCCCTCGTAGTCAGTCATTAGAACTCCCTGGGCCATGTGAGTAGCGCGTTCCCGAACAGTAGTCGGCGGTCGCCGTCCAACATGACTGCGTTGACGTTCAGCGCGTTGCCCTCTTTGAATCGTCCCTCTTCGTCGACCATGAACAACCCAATCTTCTTGTCCTGGTACTTGGTGCCCTTGGGCAATATCACCGGCTCCGCGTACACCTTGCCGTACTTACCTCCTATCAGTGTCTGGACTTCGTCCAGCGTGAACTTCTTGCCGTTCTCCGGAGTTACCTCTACAGGGTCCTGGTCCGGTACAAATAGCACTCCCATCGTGTGCCTCCTAGTAATTAGAATGTTGTGCAAGGTATGTCTGTCCAAAGCGAACTAGGGCCATTACGAATGCGTCCGCTTCCTCCAATGTATCGAGCTCTGTCACGTCTTCAGGCATCCCGGTGTCTTGGTAGTCATCGGTGCCCTCTTCGTGTTCCTCGATGTGTATCCAGATTTTGTATCCCATGGCAACCTCCTGTGTGTTTCTCAGTCGTTAGACTGGGGGAAGCCCTGGAGCTTGGTCTCCAGGGCTCGGCCTCAGTCTAATGGCAGTTGGAGCTCTTCTAGGGCCTTCCAGGCCAGGTTCAGGTTCTCTACGCGCTCTGGTACTCCTTCCCAGCCCTCGAACATCTCGTAGAAGCTATCAGCATCGTTCAGGGCCTTGGCGATAGCTGCTACTTGTTCGCCTGTGATAATCATTAGTAATCATCCTCCACGTTCTCGCCTGCAGCCCTGAGCTGGGCGACGCCGTTGCCACCGTCTGCTGCCCAGCCACAGTAGCACCGGGCCAGCATCGGGCCCGGCTCCTTGTCTTTGCCCCGGTAGCTGAAGTGGGCTCCACAAGAGCATATCCATGCGCCACAAGAATCAGATCGCACGTATGAAGCTATCGCTCTGTCCCCGTGTTGGTGTGGGAGCTTATGCACCTGGTTCCTCTGCTCCAGCACCTTGATGAGCTCTGTGTCATCTATGAGGTTGATTTCATCGATGTTGGACTCTAACGTCTCTATGTCAATGTAATAATCTGGGATGTCTCCCCAGTCGTTGCTGTCTACGGCCTGCAACTGTTCTTTGGAATCCGCATACACATACTTGGTAATGGCGGAATAATTGCGCTCTAGGATTACTACCTCGAATACGGGCATCACTTGCCTCCTTCTTCCGGGTCGATTTCTTCGGTTTCTTGCCACTTCTCCTGGTCGGTGAAGGAGTCAACGGCGTCGGCTCGGGTTAGTTTGTTGCTCCAGGCTGAGAACGCTTCTGCTGATGTCTCAGCGTCAACCTCGTATACGTAGGTGACGTGCTGGGTTGTAGTTATTCGGAATTCTGGCATCACTTGGCCTCCAGTATGGGTCTGATGTTGCTCCTATAGATTTTGATGCGTTGTCTCGCGAGTACGTGGTAAGTCTTGCTGCAACGGTCACAATATGCGCGTCCGCAACCACAGCTACAGCACGTGAGTCTGTCCACCATGGGGCTGTCGGCGCACGATATCTGCACGTCACATCTCAGGCTGCCTAGTTGGGTCATAAAAACCTCCGCCCATTGTGTGTATTTGCCGCTATGAGCGGCGACTTGGGCACCGGTACGGTCCGGTGCCCTGGTCGACGTTCAGAGTTCGCTTTCGTGGATGGGCTCATATGCCTCGGGGTGTGGGTCGGGGAGCAGCTCCAGGTCGATGCCAGTTGCTATCATTGCGGCTCTCCGTCGTGCGTTCTCCGCGTCTATACACGGTCGACATACCGGCTCCCTGACGCCGTTTACCGGTATGCTGGGCACCTTGTGGGGGTTATACCCGAATAGACGCCCACAATTGACGCATGGGCTGAATACCGTGGCGTATGCCATGCCTTACCTCCTAGTTTTCCGGGTATACGATTAACTTCACGCTCTGATCCCAGCACGCCCGACACTCTCCGCACTTGTTGCCCTGGTCGTGCGCTGGGCAATGGTAGCCTTCGGGGTATTCCCGGTTGCGTTTGACTACGCTCCATGGGAGCGTGTTCAACGGCTGCACCTGGACATCGATGTCTTCGACTCCGCTGTCTTCCATGTTGCCGGTGACTCCGTCAATCCACTGGTTTGATAGCCTGATGCATAGATTCGGCGGTTGGGTGTCCCCGGAGCTCCTGAGATACCGTGAGATAACCAGGTATTCCCGGGTCGGTAACCAATGCATCGTGTCCGGTGTCCGTGTCACGACTTCGAGGATTAATGCCAGGTGGTCGTCGCCCTGAAGGTCTCCAGAGTCGAACCACCGAAAATGTCTTTTCCCTGTTATCAATACCACCATAGCGTCGGCCCACTGTGGATGTTTCAGGGCTTCGAGACGACGCTCCAGGGCCCGTTGCACGGCCGGGAATAGATAGCGACGCTCCAGGGCGTAGCACTTGCTACATACCGTGTCACGACCCAGGGCGGTCGGTATCTTCCGGAGTATGCTGCCAATGTTGCAGTCATACGCGCTGATACTCCATGCGCCTTCCGGCATTTTGCCGGGAGCACTCAGGCCCCCGGTGATTTGTTTGGCTTCGCGTTTTAGCATGGGTCTCCTAGTAGATAGACGTCTCTGATTGCGTGCCCGGAGTCGGTCAACGGCTTCCCTTTGGTTTTCCATGGGATCATCGACGCCGGGCGGAGCTCTAGTGTGCCCTGGTAGGCCCTGAGGCCAGCGTTACGGGCTTCGTTGGCGGTCTTCCATCCCATTGCATACTTGGGCTTGATTGTGCGTCCGTCCGCGTGTATCAGGTGCCACGGGAATGAGGCGCGGAATATGCGTCGGTGGTCGTCTAACGACCAACCGGTCGGGTGCCCGTCGTTGTACAGCTCCCAGACGGCGGTTGGCCCGGTGCTAGTCTTCAGCCATTCGGGCCGGGTCGGGATTGTGTCCAGTTGTATTAGTTCAAGTTGTTTCATCGGTCCATACCGGGCCCGGGCCGGTTAGGGCCCGGGCCCTATGTTTTTAGGCTCCGCCCATCATTAGGATTTCGGACGCTCCGTATACCTCGAAGGCTCCGCAGTGCTCGCACTCGTACTTCCGGGCGTCTGGTTCGCATCCGTCGGCCTCTTCCTTGCAAGCTAGGCAAAAGCCCACGTTATCAGTCCCAAACATTTGGCGTTGTGCGCCGTCAATGATTCGGTCAAAAAATTCCTCGGGCATAGAGTCGAAGTCGACAATGGGCCCGGCTTCCGCCGGGCCCTGGTCGTTCGGGGTAGTCATTAGTCAAGCTCCCGGTGGGCGTCAATGATTCCCTGCCAGTCGACGTCCTGCAGGGTGCCGGTCATTAGATCCGCCCACATTGACGCGCTGGGGAGCTCGTGGAGCTCCACCAGGTCATACCACCAGGCATTAACCTGCTCGCGGAGGATGTCGGCCAGGACGTGGGGAGCGTTGTGCTTGCGGTTGCTGAGCTCGTAGAGGTATTCCGAGGTTGCCGGGGAGTCGTTGTCCAGCCACAACGTGACGCACCAGGTCGGGCGGTTCTTCCAGCCGTTGTACGTGGTGTCCGTGGTTGTGGGTATCTCCCACTGGGTCGGGTGTTCTTGGCCCATGGTATGGCCTCCTGTGTGTGTGTGTAAGCTGGTCAACCGGTAGGTTGACCGGCTCCGGACTGGGCCCGCCCTGGTGGATGGGCCCAGAGGCGGAACCGGTCAAGCTAGCTGGATGTCGTTTCCGTCGAACTCTATTCGGGTGTCACAGGATGGGCAGTCCCACAGGTAAACTCCGCCGGGCCCGGTCTCGAAGTCGCCGAGCTGGACATTCAATCGCTGGTGCCCACACGAGCATTGCAGCTCGTACGCGGCCGGTACCAGGGCAACCCAGCGGTCGCCAAACTGGACACCGGTGCCGGGAACGTCGACCGGGGCGCGACTCAGGAAGTCGCGCCCTTTGGCGGTCACCTGGTAGGGAATGGGGGTGTCGTTGGTCATGCGTGGGCCTCCTGGTGGTCGATGAGATACCGGCGGAGAGCGTGGGCCAGGTGCCAACAGTCCAGGACATAGTCACCGGCCAGTTTCTCGACGGGCTTTCCGTCGTCGGTGAAGTCGACGACAATGGTGGCTCCGGTGCCCTTGAGCTCCTGGGCGATGTGCCACAAGTCCGGAATAGAGATCGCGCCGGGTTCGGCGGTCATCTCCGAGGGTGCGCCGGGGTTAAGGGTAATCGGGTGTGACATTATTTGGCCTCCGGTTCGCAACATTCGCATAGGGTGGAGTCGGTGGGCTGGGGTGGGCGTCCATACGCTCGATGGTTGGCAATCAAGGCGGTGCATCTCACGCATTCCCGGATATCGTATTCCTGGACGACCTGGCTCCAGGGCTTCCGAGCGTCTGCCTGTAGGTCTGGGTTCGCCATCTGTGGGCCTCCTGTGTGCGTTTGGGTTTGCCGGAGTCTCCACGGTAGCAGAACGGGCCCGGAGTTTCAATCTGTTTCAATCGTATATATAGGTACTGTATACAGTTACTGTTAACTGTACTCAGGGAACCGTTACCAGTGAACGGTAGTGAGCTGGTAACGGTGGCTGTGTACTGTGGTCTGGGCCGGTGGGCCCTCCGCCGGGGGCTTCGGGCCCTCCGCCCTGGTGGTTGACGTCGACCGGGCCCGGGGCCCTGAAATGGGCGCCATTTTAGGGGTTAGGCGTGCATGACGTCCGTTTTAAAGGGGTTTTAATTCCTTTCAGGTGTTCTGGGTCGGGTCGGTTGTTTGGTCGGTAGTCCGTTTCCTGAATCTTGAGCTCCTCCGTTGTGGGCCCTTGTGTTGTCTGGGCCCTGGTGGTTAACTGGGCCCATGGAAGAGAAAGAAAGAGATCGCGGCACCGATAACGAGCTGCTCGACCTTGTCCGCCCGGGACTCGGCCACGTCGACCAGGACAACGTCGACCAGGTCGACGACCGGGGCAGCGAGCTGAGACGGATGATTGCTAGCACTGCAGCATCTCCGGAGAGAAAAAGAGCGATGACAGACTTGGCCGTCTGGGACAGACAGACCCGCTTCCTCGAGGCCCTGGAGACGACGCCGGGCATCGTCCACGCGGCCGAAGCGGCCGGAGTAAGCAAGCGTACGGTCAACGACTGGCGGCAGCGTGACACGCTCGGCTTCCTTGCCAGGATGGACGGGGCCCGGGAGTCGTTCGCGGATAGGCTGTTGGCTCTCTCCTGGTCGTTGGTACAGCGTCTGCGCCCGGGCCAGTCTCCGGTGTTACTCCTGAGCCTCTTGAACCACTACGTTCCCGGCTTCCGCCCGGCTACGGCACCCGAGCCCATGGACGCCCGGACTACGCTGGCCGAGCTCCGGGCCCTGTCCGCGTCCACGGCTCCGGTGTCCGCGTCCACTGTGACGGACGCCGACCGGGCGATAGCCCAGGCACAAGAGCTGCTCTCGGTCCGGAGGGATCCGGACCCACTGGGCCCGGTGGGCCCTGAGCCCATCGACCAGGGCGACGATTGACGGTCGAATCGGGTCCTCGAATCCGGAGGGATTCCGTCGGTCGGATGGCGGATTCCGTCACCCAGGCGGCCCGGGGTAGGGCACGGCTTAGTAGGCACGGTGTTATATTAGTAGGTAACCTCGACGGTTCATTTTTCAGTAAAAGGGGGTCTCAGGATGGCAGAGGAAGTTAGCCGGCCGGCGGAGCCCAGGACGTTGTGTGAGTACTTCTCACAGTGGGATGATTTCGAGGGTACGTTGTTCATCGATGAGTTTGATGCAGCGTTCGTGGGGTTTGGGTGGCAGTTCAATTCGGGTCCGATAGCTACATATGACCAGGACCTGGTGATGGAGATCTTGATGGCGGACGGGACCAGTGAGGAGGATGCGTTGGAGCATTTCAACTTCAACATCATTGGCGGGTATGTGGGGGAGCGTACGCCGATCTTCTTGACTAACGTCAAGGATGGGGCTGTGCAGGATTTCTTGAAGCGTCAGATGGGGGCAGAGATCAGTGGGTGGAGCATACCTGAGGGTACGACGGAGATAGGCTGATGCCGCTTGCGCCTACAGTTGTTGATTATTTATTCGATAAGGTGGAGTTCGAGCCTACGCCGTTGCAGCGTGGGATCCTGGAGTGTCGTAAGCGTTATGTGCTTGTGAGTGGTGGTGAGCAGGCAGGGAAGAGTATGGTGGCGAGCAAGTATCTGCTGAGCCGGTTCATGGATACAGAGGGGCCTGGGCTGTACTGGTTGGTAGCAGCGGACTATGAGCGTACACGAGCTGAGTTTGATTACTTGGTGAGTGATTTCGCTGCGTTGGGGGTTCTTGCTGAGTCTACCAAGCGTGTTGATCCTGGGCGGATAGTGTTAGCGGACGGGACGCGGATCGAGACGAAGAGTGGTAAGGACCCCCGCACGTTGGCTATGAGGGCCCCGAACGGGATTGTGGGCTGTGAGGCTAGTCAGTTGGACCATGAGACGTTCTACCGGATACGGAGCCGTCTGGCGCCCAGGAAGGGGTGGATGTTCTTGAGTGGGACCATGGAGGGGTCTTTGGGGTGGTACCCGCAGTTAGCAACGGCGTGGTTAGCGGGTGCAGGGGATGAGCAGAGTTTCGCGTTGCCTAGTTGGAGTAACCATCACTTGTATCCAGGCGGACGTGAGGATCCGGAGATCCAGGCGTTGAAGGATAACAGTCCGGACGAGTTCTTCTTGGAGCGGATCGAGGGGATACCATGTCCACCGACTGGTTTAGTCTTTACGGAGTTTCGTGCTGATCTGCATCTGGAGGATATCAAGTATGAGCCTGGACTACCGGTGCATCTGTGGATGGACCCCGGGTATGCCGGGGCGTATGCGGTAGAGGTGATCCAGATCGTAGATGAGCAGATACGTGTGATAGATGAGATCTACGAGCGAGGACTTGTTACTGATGAGGTTATCCGAGTATGTCAGGCTAGAGAGTGGTGGCAGGACGTACAGTACGGGGCGATTGATGTGGCTGGTACTCAGCATCAGGCTATGGCGGCGCCGGCTGAGGTGTGGATGAGGGAGACCGGGTTATATCTTGCGAGCCAGCGTGTGCGGATCAACGAGGGCACCGAGCGTCTCAAGGCTTTCTTCAAGCCTGATCCGCTCTCTGGTCAGCCAAAGATACTGATATCACCAAGAGCTGAGGGTGTACTGAGTGAGTTAGGGGCATCTCCTAACCCTTTTGACGGTCAGACGCGGGTATACAAGTGGAAGACAGACCGTGATGGTAATATAGTGGGGCAGACCCCTGAGGATAAGTACAACCACGGGGTCAAAGCCTTGATATACGGGATCGTAGATCGGTTCGGGTACGGGTCCATACGTGATCGTGAGAGTATCAAGGTTAGGCATTGGTGATGATATATGGCTAAGTCTGATTGCGATCCTGACGAGATCATGAATGCTGTCCAGCGTCACGCCGATGAGACTGAAGCTTTGCGTGACCGGATGGAAGATGACTATGATATCTACCGTCTAGTCCCATTCGAGGCTGATGAGGGTTATCAGTCTTACACGAGCAACGCTCCCCAGACATATGCGGATAAGATCATCGGTTGGATATCTGCTCATAGGATGGTATTACGTGTCCCTCATCGTGGAGATCGGCTCCAGGAGCGGGAGCGTAACGATAACAAAGAACGGTTCTTGATCGGTTTGTTGCGTGCTGTAGACGAGGAATTGAGTAACCAATTGTTGCCTCCATTGCAGGCACAATTGGCCTGGTTCATGTGTTTACGTGGTTGGTACGCCGGCAGGGCCTTGTTTGCCAAGGAAGAAGATGGGACGACGTATGCCAGCGTGATGCCGTGGGACCCGCTCCATACCTACTGGAGTATGGGTCATCGTGGGTTGGATTGGGCTTGCTACAAGACCAGGCGTACGTTGCAGGAAGTACGGGCAGAATACCCCAAGTTTGAGCTTGATGAGTGGACTATAGGCAACGAGAACCCCGATGAATTCGGGATGGATGTCTATGATTACTACGACCGCGAACAGAACTGTGTGGTGATCCAGGGTAAGTTTGCGAAGAAGCCTCAGGAACATGGAGCTGACCGGGTACCGGTATTCCTGGGTATGGTCGGAGCCCAGCCACCTTTGCAGGGACGCTTCAACGGCCGGCTAGATCCTGACATGATCGCTGATTATGGTGAGTCTTTGTTCCGTTCCAACCGGGAACTGTACGAGAAACATAACTTCACCATGTCAGTCATGCTGGAGATGGTTGCTAGAGCCCAGAAGCAGGGCTTGATAGTGCGTTCCAGGGACGGATCGAAGACTCTAGACGAAGACCCGTACCGCGCTGGTACTGAGATAAGTCTCGGTGAGGGCGAGAATGTAGAGCCTTTAGGGTTGCTAGAGATAGCTAAAGAGACTGGCGCCTATATGGGTGTCGTAGCTGGTGAGATACAACGTGGT